CAAACCACGGATTAGCCTTTTGCCAAGCCGACGCTTTTGGATCTGGAGCAGATGCCGGGGCGACTGGTTCGGGTTTTACCTGAGTTTTGGGGGTTTGTAAAGCAGGTTTGAAGTTTGCAACTCTTTCAACTTTGTTTTGCGCGGCATTCAATGCCACCTGCGCCTGAACTAGTTTGTCCGAATCGCCAGACTCATATGCCTCTTTATACGCTCGCTTAGCAGCTTCCAAGTCAAGATTAACTCGAGCTTTGGCCTGTTCTAATAGAGCAGTCTGAGACTTAGTGGTTTCTTGCTTGAGCTTTTCATTCTCTTGCAAGAGGTGTTGCGCAAGGCGAATAGCCTCTTCTTTCTCTCGCGCCGCGGCCTCAGCACGGCGTCGTTCGTCGTGGTATCCCTTGGAGAAATGCTGAATGCGCTTCCGTACCTTCTCGGAGTAATCAGCTAGTTCATCCTCGGTGACATCAGCGGGCGGCTCAGAAGGTTGACGGCCACGGTCCTTGGGCGGCGTATCGTCTACCACCTCAACTTCAATGTCCTTCTCTTCTTTAGCCTCTGGCTCCTTGGACTCAACAGGCTCTTTCTCTTTCTCTTCCTGCTTGTCCGGATCCGGGAATTCAAACTCTACTTTTTCGAACGGCATGTTTTGCTCCTTATGCTCGTGTTACTCCGCGGGGATCAGGCACAACGGCCTCGATACTGTCGTCGTTCAACAGACGGTATTCGTTGCCATTTACCTTGAACCTCGTCCCGGAGTTGGGGCGGAACATCACAAAATCTCCGACCTTGCACCACGGCCCGTTCGGGAATCTGTCCTTGTCGGCATAGGCTTGTTCGCCCATGTCTATGACAGCACCCATCATTGAGAGAATTTGTTCAGCGTGCTTCGTCTGGTCTGCTTTAACAAGCCCAGAGTCGTACGTTTCATCCACCTTCGGCAGCACAATCAAGACCCGGTAACCCACCGGCTTGGGAAGTTGTGCGTCAATTTCAGCATCAGTCAGATCAGTCATCGCTTTCATCCATGAAGTTTTGCGCAAGGTCTTGTACATCACGCAACGCAAGGTTTAGACCCCGAATCACCCCGCATTGTTCTTTGTAAGCAGCGAATTCCGCCGCCATACCACTTGCAATAAAGTCCGTATGCGACTTTATGTGTTCTTCAAACTTGTCAATCAGCACGTCAAAGACGGTTTTTGCCACGTTTACACCTTCTTGTTGATGTTAGACATAAGCTTCAAGATCTCTAACTGCGTCTTTTGCTCTTGAGTCTGCGATTTGCTCTGCAAACTCGACCCCTCCCGCTGGGCTTCGACCATTAGCCGCTGTTCTTCGATGCTTAGCTTCTTCTCTCCAAGCGCAATATCGGCCTGGTCCCTCTGAGATTTCCTCTGAATGTCGGCTTTTTTGATCTCCAACTCCGCTTGTTGGAGTTGAACCACCGGATCTTGTGCCATTTGCTGAGCTTGCTTCTGCGCCGCCTGCTGTTGATGCATTTGTTGCAGCTGAACCCCCGCTTGAGCCACCAATCTCGAGATTTCCACCTCCAAATTCTCGGGAATTTCCTCGTTTGGAGCCGGCAATTGGACGCCAAGACGCTCTTCAAGCTGCTTCCGGTACACAAATCCGAGGTGCTCTGCCAAATGAGCCTGCAAAGACGCCATGATTTGCTGTGCCATAGGGTTTTGACCGATGGCTTGCATGATCATTGGGTCCTGCATGAACGCCTGGTGGGCCGCAATGTGCGCGTCATGGTCCTGGTACATGAACGCTTTGAGTGGTTTGCCCACCAAAGCACCCATGTTTTCGGACATCGGGTCCCGCGGCTTCTGTTCTTCGCCCAACGGGATGATCTTATCCACGTTCCGGATGCCCAAAACCTCGAGCATCTGCTTGTGCAGGTACGGCAGATCGTAAATTTGTGGCGCACCCTGGGCCATTTGGAAGGCAGCTTGATACTGCACCACCCTCTGAGCCATCGTTGTAGCATTCGGATCGCTGACCGGGATCACTTCTACAACGGCATAGTCCTCAGCTCGAGCCCGGCGATCTACTCCCTCTGGGATGTAGTCATAAGGCTCATTCGCATAGTCCTTGATGATCTCTTTGAGGAGCTTGAACTCCGTCTTCATCGAGAAATGCACCCGAGCCTGGACCGCGGCCATGGGTTTGAGAGTCCGCTCAAGCAGCGCCAGGGTCGTACCTACCGGGGCTTGGGCTGACATATCACTGATATTCATGTCACTGATCGCCCCAAGTCGCCGGCCTTCTTGGGTGATCTTCTCCAGCAGACCGGCCAACACCTGACTCGGCTCCTTGTAGGGGAGCGTCATGATGTTGTCCCGTACCGTCCCGCTGGGTACGTCTACGTCTCGGAACTCGCCCGGAGCAATAGGCGTGTCATCTCCCTTGATCCTCAGTCCACGAGCCTTAAGACCTCCTGGAAGATTTGAAAGAGTGCCAGCGTCAACGAGTTGGCGAATGATAGAAGTGCCTGCACGTGCATAACCACCAATGATGTGAATCAACCCCAGGCCATAGAATCCAAAGCCAGGGACGTAGATGTAATGAACGAAATGCTGCCGCTTAAGCTGGCGCTCATCATCAGGATCCCAGTTCCGCCGAATGGCCAGGACTTGGTTCGTCCCCCGGACAATTGTGATGACATACGGCTTGGGAAGATCGTCCTCGTCGTCCACCCCTCTCAGCGTCGTGTAGACGTGGATCTCATACAGAGCAAACCTATCATCAGAAGTTAGTGAGTACCCACCTTCCTCGGCTTTCTTTTTCTCGATGTCAGAGAAATATTCAATTGGTTCGCCAAGCTCCAGGTCTCGGTAGAAGCCGTCGGCCTGGAGTTTCTTCAATTCCGTCTTGGTTTTGCGCATCATGTGGGTGACGCGCTCTGCCGTATCGATGTGTGACGCTCCGTAAGGAACGATCACATCTTCAGCCGAGATATAGATAGATACCTGCCGGCGAAGGATTGGGTCGTAGTAGACCTTCTTAAAAGACGACCCAGCGAGGCCCAGGCTGTAAAGCATCCTTTCATGTTCTGACCGGTACTCAACCATCCTTTCGGTCAGCTGGTAGTTCATGTCCGCCTTCACCCGGTTTGCGGACTCTTCTTTCTCTTTTGTAACCTCTCCGACGATCTTAGTCTTCACCGGGCCTTGAGCCGGGAAGGTTTCACTCATCGTCTCAGCCTGGAAACGGATGACAGCTTCAGCCAAGACAGTCGAATACACCCCACACGCATCGTCCCATGGCTCAGTCCTCTCTTCGTACTTAAACCCAAGGACATCCAGTCCTTTGACGTACGTATCCGCCCACTCTTTCCGGGCGTTTACATCTGCTTCTACTAGTTCAATTAGTTCGCTCGCGATAGTTTGGAGTTCACCCTCATCAAAGAACTCAGCCAGGTTCGCATCAAAGTCTTCAATATCCATCTCATCCGGGATGATGGTGATTTCCATACTCCCGTCAGACAGCGTCACTGAGTCCGGGTTTTCAATCTCAATTTCCAAAGCGGGTTCCATCTGTTCCATATCCAGAGGAACCATCGCCTTATCAATGTTCGTTGCCATATTGACCTCTAGTAATACGCCTTCCGCCTGCGGAAGTAGAGTTGTTCATCAGGCTCATCGGTATCCAGTCTCACAAATCCACCCGACCGGAATCGAATCAAAGCCTGCGTCGTGGAATCCACCAAATCATCATGCGGAGCATTAGGAAAAGCAGCCATCTGCTCAATTACCTCATCTGCCCACCGGCCTTGAGGTGCCCACACTTTACCCGAGCGGAATAGATCCGTCACCGAGTTGATCCTCACAAACTTATCGTTACCCCGCACCGGCGTGTATTCGCTGATAGGAATACCCATCCGTCTTAATTCAAAGATCAACGGACTCCCCGCGGCTTTCGCCTCCACAATACAAGCGTCAGGCTCCCACTCCTTATACTTCTCCTGCGCCCGCTTCTTTAACTCCGGGAACTCCAACCGCTCTTCAATTGCATCCAACAAGATAATGTGCGGGTCCACCTCGTCCTTATAGAACACACCCCA